TTAAAATCCGCTATATTTTTAAGCATATATAGTATATTAATATTTTATTTTTATTAAATATTTTTTAAGAGTTTTTATTTCCTGAATATAAAAACTGATTTATAATTTTATAATTATATTATTATACAATTTATATTAACTTTATTAAAATGAATTCCATACATGGATATATATACGTTAGAAATCATACATCATATGATGTATATGATTTATGTAAATTAGGTAAAGCAAGTAATATACCTGAAAGAGATGGACAATATGCAACAGGTGAAATTGAACGCGGATATTTTGAAGCAGTATTTCAAATACCAATTAAAAAAATGGCTATTATTGAACGTCTATTACAATATGAATTTCGGCAATATAATGTTAAATATAATGCAGGAACGGAGTTTTACAATAAATTAATAATTGAGTTAATTGAACCATACTTAATACAAATTGATATTGAATATAAAAAATTAACATCAAATGAAATAAACGATTTATTAAGACCGAATCGAGTTAAAAATACCTTTAAAAAAATAGATATTAAATCTTTAATAAAAATACTTTATTCTAAACAAGGTGATAAAAAATTTGTTTGGAATGAGAGAGATTATCAAAGGACTATAATAAATTATAGTGAAAACGTACTTTTAAGAGAAAATAAAATATATATAGAATTGCCTACAGGCGGTGGTAAAAGTTATATAGTATACAATTTATTAAAACGCCTTGAATGTAATTTTATTATTATTGTATCACCTCGGAAAATAGTAAATTCGCAAAATATTTCACAAAAATACTTACAAATACTCCGCGATAACTATATAACATTTAATTATTCATTAGAGAACAACATTAATAATTTCTTAAAATTAAATAATAAAAAAATAATAATATGTTGCACTCAATCTATTAATAAATTATATGAAAAAATATTGTCACAAATGAACTTTATAGAAGATATAACAATTTGGTTTGATGAAGCACATTGGGGTATTGAAGATTGGATTGATAATATAGAATCTAATATAAATACACAATTTTGGCTATTAAATAGAGAACATATTAAGTATCGTATATTTACATCGGCATCACCTGATAAAAAAATAGTATTCGACAATGAAAGAATATTCGGTGAATTATATTCACCTATAAAAGTTAAACAACTTATTGATTTAAATTGGCTTACTATGATAAAACCACTTGTTTACAGTGAAAATATTAATAATGTTGATAATATAAAATATATTATTAGTGACTTTAATGAAAGAAAAAGAAAATATGGATTTAGTTTTCATAATAAACAGAAGAATGCATTTAATTTTTTTTACAAGCACTACCTTAAATACAAGAATGGTGAAACACATATAAAACCATTTTTATTAATAAGTGACAATTTTATTGTTGGAAAAGATAAATTATTAAAAGAAAATATTGATATTAATATTGATTTTTATTTTGATTTCGGCATTGAATTGAACTATGATTATAGAGATATAAAAATATATGAATCAATGATATATAGTATTGGTTATGTTGTTGCGAAATACAGCATGGGATATGATTTTAATAAACTTGATTTTATGTATTTGAGTGATCCAAAATTATCAATCCAAGATATTAAACAATCGATTGGAAGAGGGATAAGACCAGATGAATTAGGAGAAAATGGTTCTAATAAAGAAAAAGATTTAGTTGTTTCTTTACCAGTATATATAAATGAAGATGGTGATAATAAATATGATAAAATTATTGAAGTATTAAAGTATTTATTATATGATATTGAAATACCATTTGAAGAAATAGAATTTAAAAATAGATATATTGATGATAATAGTAAAAAAATAAATTATGCTGATAGTAATGATAATTACGATGGAATAAATGATGTAAAGTCGATATTATTAGATTTATTAGAATTAGATAAAAGAAAATCATCTTTATCAAGTGTTACATATGAAAAGGCACGTAAAATACTGTCTGACAAAAATATAAGAAGTAAAAAGAGTTATTATGAATTATGTGAAAGAGACATTCGATTACCATATGAACCTGACGTAATATTTAAAGGACAGTTCAAAAACTGGATAGAATATTTAAGTATTGAAAGAGTATATTATGATTTGGAAACCTGTAAAAATAAAATATGTGAGTATTTATTATTATATCCTGAAATAAAAAAACATTATTTTGATTTATCATTTGTAAGTAATGAATTATGTAAAATCGATTCATTATTTCCACCACCCAGTTTATGGGTTGAATATTATGATGTATGTGATTTACGCGATATAATTATTATTAATAATAAGAAAAAGAAAACTAATATTATTTTATGAATAAAGTAAAAAATACTTTTTAATAAAATTTATAAAAATTGAATAATTATTTTGATATAAAGAAATATTAACTTAATATAATATATAAGAAGAAAATGTCAAAAAACTACGCTTGCGAACTTTGTAACAAAGAATTTAAACAAAAAATTGACTTTACACGTCATAAAAATAAAAAAGCCCCGTGTATAACACTAAATGAATTGAAAGAAATTAATAAAACAACCGAAACTAAAATGGATAATAAAACAAATCTTATTAACGTTTTTAAAAGTTGTTTAAACATTTTAAGAGATAATGAAGGTTTAACTGGTGAAAAAGCATTAAGAACATTGTCTTACATGTTAATATTGAAATTAATTGAACCTCATATTGGAAATGAAATTAATATTGATGATTATGATTATGATTTTTCATCATATTTTGATGAAGATGTACTGGAAAATAATAAAAAAAAACTTTTATCTATAACAAGATTCAGTAATCTTGTAAATGAAAATGATGAAAATATTCCAAATTTAATGAAATATCAATGGGATATTATACTATCGAAACATCCATCGACAAAAAATATTTTTTTGAAAGGGAAGGGTTTTGATATTCAACATAAATCAACCTATAAAAAATTAATTGATAAACTAAACTCACTTGACTTATCTCAAACTGAATATGATGTTTTGGGTAATGCTTATGAAGAAGTAATTCAAGATATTATGACAGGAAAGGTATTAGGACAATATTTTACACAACCATCTGTTAAAAAAATGATGGTGGAATTAATTAATCCACAAATTTATCCAGATGGAAAAATAGAAACATGTGGCGACCCTTCGATGGGAACTGGTGGTTTTTTAATAACTTACTTACAATATATTTTACAACAAGCAAAAATTAAAAACATAAATCCTGATTGGGATTTTATTAAAACAGATGGATTATATGGGAAGGAATTAGAACCTGATACATATCAACTCGCAATTTCAAATATGTTGATCTCATCTGGTCACATGTTTGAACAGTTGGAAAAAGGCGACAGTATTCGTAATCCAATAACAAAGAAATTTGATATTATTCTTGCAAACCCTCCGTTTGGCATTGATGGTTTAATATATGATGATATTTTACACCCATTAAGAGATAAATATACACCTATAAAATCAAATAATGCAGTATCCCTTTTTATTCAAGCAATTATTTATATGTTAAATTTAAATGGACGCTGTGCCGTTGTATTACCTGATGGACAAGATTTATTTTCAAAAACGAATAAAACTCTGATTTTAATTAGAGAATATCTAATGAAAACGTGTGATTTGAAAGAGATTATTTATTTACCAGCAGGTATATTTACATACACATCTATTAAAACATGTGTTTTTTATTTCATTAAGAAGCGCGAAGGTACTGATGTATTGGAGACACAAATGAAAATATCAAAAACGCATAAAGTAAATGGATATAAATACAAGTTTTCAAAAACACATCAAACAACAAAAGTTAAGTTTTATGAATATAATGAAACTAATGATGAAAAATATTTATTGGTTGAAGTTCCTATTGAGAAAATTGCAAGTAACTCATATTCACTTAATTATTCTGAATATATGAAAGATGAATCTGAAGAAGAACAATATGAAGAAGGTGTTATTGTAAAAACACTTGGAGAAGTATGCGAAATTGAAAAAAACTTAAAAAAATACGATACTAGTTATGGAAAAAGTCAAGGTAAATATAAATTTCATACAGGTGGTGAAAGAACAGATTTATATGTTGATGATTGTGATATAAAAGAGTTATATATTATTCAAAATAGAACAAACGGATCCGGAAAATGCAATTTATATTTGGATAAAAATTTTAGCTTGGCAAAACAAACAATTGCTTACAGAGCAATGAATAATGATGAAAATACAACAAAATATATATATTATTATTTATTATTTAATAAAGAAATATTAGAAAAAGGTTTTGTTGGAGCAAATCATAAAAATATTTCAAAAGAATATATTAGTAATATTAAAATTCCAATCCCATCACTTGATAAACAACACGAAATAGTAAAATATTTAGATTTCATATATGAAAAATCAAATAAAATGAGTAATGAAAAAATTGCGGAATTGAAGCAATTAAACGAGTTTTGTTTGAATAATCAAAAAATATTTGGTGAGAATGTGGTGAAAGAATTAGGTGATGTATTCAAAGAAGTAAAAACAGGTAAAGATGTTGTTTCTACTGAGAGAAAAAAAGGAGAATATCCATTTTATGGAGCGAATGGAATTATTGATTATGTTGATAGTTATATATTTGATGGTAAATATTTATTGACAGCAAGAACTGGTTCATTAGGTTCATTACATATATCAAATGGTAAGTTTTGGTGTTCTGGGGATGTGCATAGAATGGAATTTGAAAATGATACTTTATTATCATATACATATTATTATCTACAAACAATAGATTTTCAAAAGTTTAGAACAGGTTCAGCACATCCAAAATTAAGCGGTTCAAGTTTAAAATCAATTAAAATCCATATACCATCTCCATCACGCCAAAAAGAAATTGTTGAATATTGTGAATTTAATGATATGCTTATTAAACAATTAGAAAAAGAGATTGAAATTAATAAAAAACAAGCACACCAATTTATTACGGGTATTATTAAAACAAATTCAATTAATTTAGATGAAGATTTAGATGAAGAATTTTCTAAAGAGAATAATGAAACAGATAATGTTTCTATTTCTTCAGTATCGCCTTAATATAATATTTTTTATGTTATTTTAGTTTATTTAATACATTTAATTTAATACATTTAATTTAATACATTTAATTTAATACATTTAATTTAATACATTTAATTTAATACATTTTATCTTACATATATAATATTTTAAAAATATAATATATTACAAATATAATATATTACTTTTATAAATAATATTGAATAAAAATACTTATAATTAAGTTCTTTATATTTAATTTAATATAAAGAAACAAAATTACACACAAATTATTATAAAAATAGTTTGATATAAAATAAATTTAATTATATAATATAGTAAAATATACAAAAATATTTAAATTATGATAATAGATGATTATTTTGTCCATCAATTAAACTTTGAAAAAAAGTATGGTCCCAAAACAATTGTATTACTACAAGTTGGTTCATTTTTTGAATCATATGGAATTGATAATTCGACTGAAAAAATCGGCGATATACAAAGAATAACTGAATTATTAAATATTCAACTCACACGTAGAAACAAGGCAATTTTGGAAAATTCTCGTTCAAATGCTTTAATGTGCGGGTTTCCCATACATTCTCTTAAACGTTTTATAAATATTTTATTAAATGAAAATTATACAGTTATTTTGATCGAGCAAACAACACCACCGCCGAATGTAAAACGCGAAATAACAAAAATATATAGCCCAGGGACTTATATTGACGAGATTAATCAGTCGGATTCTAATAATGTAGTATCATTATATATAACAGAAGATAATTGTTATAAAACGGCGAAACGTATATTTTCATTTGGAGTATCATCAATTGATTTATCTACGGGGAATAATACTGTATATGAAGGTAGTCAATTATATTATGAAAAAAACGCATTTTATGAGGAAATTTATCGATTTATAGAGGCATTTAATCCAAAAGAGATTATAATAAGCATTGATGATATGAATAGTGATAAAATATGTATTACTGGAACAAATAATAAGACTTCTATAAAGATAGATGATTTAAAAATGCGGTTGGATAATATGAATCGCATTGTTCATATAAATACGAATATTGAAACTAAATATAAAAATATTGTATATCAAAACACTTTTTTAAAAAAGATATTTAACAATACTGGTATTTTTACACCGATTGAATATATTAATTTGGAAAAGAACCAATATGCATTGATAAGTTATATTATATTATTACAATTTTCATATGAACACAATGAAAGAATTATTGAAAACATTGAAATACCTAAACATTGGGTATATGATGAACATTTAATTTTATATAATAATGCCATATATCAATTAAATATCATTAATACAAAGGGTTCCGATAATAAGTCTTTATATGATTTGCTTCAAAAGACTTCTACTAATATGGGGAAACGCCTTTTAAAATATAGAATGAGTAATCCAATTACAAATATAAATGAATTGAATCAACGATATAATAATATTGAATTATTTATGAAATTTGACAAATTAGCGAATATTGAATCCATATTAAATGAAATAATTGATATTGAAAGAATGCATCGTAAAATGTCTCTTGAGTTATTACATCCATACGAATTCTTAAATTTGACTTATACATATGAAAATATAGTGAAATTAATAAATTTAATAAAAGAATCATCGCAAATTAATATAAATATATTTGGGATTGAAAATACGACATTTGAAAAATTTAGTGAATATATAATTGAGTATAATAATTTATTTGATTTGAATGAAATAGGTAAATATGGATTAGCCAATATTACAGGGTCATTTTTTAAAAAAGGGCAATATAAAGATATCGATGATATTCAATGTGAAATTGATAGTATAAATTCGTTTTATGAAAATGATTGTAATATTTTATCGAATTTAATTGAATCAGGAAGTGATTTTGTAAAATTGGACAACAATGAAAGAGATGGTTATTTTTATTGTGTTACTAAAAAAAGAGCTGATGTTTTAATATCTAAATTAGGGAAAACAAATAAATATGAGATAAAAAAATATAATGGGGCGAATGTAAAAATAGTAAGCGATGAGATAATGGAAAAGAGTCATACTTTAATAGAATTAAAGGAAAAAATAAGTAATCTTACAAAAGTACAATTTTTAAAAAGTATGTTACTATTTAATGATAAATACGGTGATATATTAGGAGATATTTCTAAATTTATAGCTTTGGTTGATGTTATAAAATGCGGTGTTCAATGTGCAAAGACATATCGATATAACCGCCCTATAATAAATAATTTATATGAAGGTAAAAGTTATTTTAAGGCGAAAGATATAAGACATCCAATTATAGAAATTATTAATGAAAAAGTTGATTATGTAAAAAATGATGTTTCACTTGTTCATGACGAAGTAAATGGTATATTATTATATGGAGTAAATGGCGCAGGTAAAAGTAGTTTAAGTAAAGCGGTTGGATGTAACATAATAATGGCACAGATGGGATTTTTTGTTCCATCCGATGAATTTGTATATTATCCATATAAAAAGATTTTTACGAGAATTAATGGGGATGATAATATTTTTAAAGGAATGTCATCATTCGCGGTAGAGATGGATGAATTAAGGTCTATTTTAAAATATTCGGATGATAGGTCTATTGTATTGGGAGATGAAATATGTAAAGGAACTGAAGAAACGTCTGCATTATCAATCGTTAGTTCGAGTATTATACACTTTTGTGAAAGGAATGTAAATTTTATAATGGCAACACATTTTCATAAATTATATGAAATGAATTGTATTCAGGAATTGGCTAATATTAGATTTGCACATTTAAGTATAAGTTATGATAAGGATAATCAGGGAATAATATATGGGCGGAAATTAGAGGATGGTCCAGGTAGTACATTATATGGAGTAGAGATTGCCGAATATATTATTGAAGATGATGATTTTATTAAAAGGACAAAGGAGATAAGGAATCAATTATTAAATAAAAATAAGGACTTAGTAGTTGATAAAGTATCAAATTATAATTCTAATTTATATGTAAATGAATGTTCAATATGTGGTGTAAATGGTAATTGTTATCCATTAGATACGCATCATATTAAAGAACAAAATACATTTGAAACGGGTGATTTTAATAAAGATAAATTATCAAATATAGTGATATTATGTAAAGAACATCATGATATGGTGCATAATGGAAGTCTTACTATTAACGGTTATATAGATATGATGGCTGGTGTAAAATTAGATTATGAATTTTCAAAAGAATTTCCTAAAAGTAGTAGGAAAAAATATAATGATGAACATATAATAATAATAAAAAATTTATGGGAAAAACTGAAGGATAATAAACAAAATATTAAAATATTAAAATATGAATTGTTGAAAAAAGATATTAATATATCATCTAAAACAATAAATAAAATTTTAAATGGGACGTATTAATTGTAATAAATAATTGTAATAAATAATTGTAATAAATAACTGTAATAAATAATTGTAATAAATAACTGTAATAAATAATTGTAATAAATAATTGTAATAAATAATTGTAATAAATAATTGTAATAAATAATTATAATAAATAATTGTAATAAAATTTATAATCTTATAATTAATTATAAATGCATAGTTTAGATTATTTTATATATTTTACATTTGGCGTTAAAGTTATATTTTTTGTTCTTACTATTTTAAATATTATTTTAGAAATAATTAATAGAAGTCCATTATGGGTTGAATATATTAATAAAGTGAGACATCGCTTAGAATTTGTATTTATAGCATGTATGTCAGTATTATTAATAATTTATTTTAATCCAAGAACAAAATCACCACCTGAAATAAATTCAGAATCAAGATTATTATTATTTGCATATGGTATAATTGTTTTATTGTCTGCGAATTGGTCATTATTTTTTAAAGAATCGACTGTTTTAAAGAAATTTCAAGGTAAAGAGTAAATTTATGAGCCAAAAATGGCTTTATCAATAGTTGTTTTTACACAAAATATATGATGTGCAATAATTCCCAATAAAAAAAATATTAGTAATGTTAACCAAAAATTAAGTTTAAATACATATGCAATAATACCTGATAAAATAATTGTTAATAATACATCTACAATAGCAATATTAAAGATACGATATTTATGTACACCTTTTCCGGGAACTCCTAATGAATCCTTATATTTACATAGCATTTTATATAATATACTTATAAATTAAAATATATATTTTAATCTATAATAACTTAAAAATATTATTTATAATAATTTTTTGTTTTGTAATATTTGTTTTGTATATAGAATTAAAGAATAGGACAGTTAATTATCGATACTGTGATTTACTGACAATTGTTTAAGAATATCTTCGGCTTTCAATTCATTAAAATTAGGTGTTCTTCCAACACTGTTTCTTGATAAATTATTATTCGAAATATCGGATGTTCTTGAAGAACTAATATTTCCACTTCCGCTACCACCACGTATATCACTTAATTCCTTTTTAAGTGTATTTACTTCATTTAATAAACATGCTACTAAAGTAGTTAATTTATTATGTTGAATGGCAAGTTCATTTAGTTTCTTTTTATTATTTAAAATTGCTTTACTGTCCATAATTTATTATATATTACAAAATTTTAAAATTAATTAAACGCTTTTTATTTTAATTTATTATAATATAATAAAAAATGATTTATAATATTACTTAATTTATGATATTATTTGTTATATAATATAAACTAAATAAATCAAATAAATCAAATAAATCAAATAAATCAAAACATAATATTTAAAATATATTTAAAATATATTTAAATATAGTATACATATAATATATTAAACAAAATGATTATTCCTATACGCTGTTTTACATGTAATAAAGTTGTAGCACATCTTTGGGAAAAATATCTCGAACAGATTCAACAAAAATATTTAGAAGAAGATATTAAAAACCATCGACGTAATAGGTTTGTAAGTTTAGAAACACTTGAAAATAAAACAATTGAAGGAAAAGCATTAGATGAACTTGGATTAAAGAAATATTGTTGTCGCAGAATGCTTTTATCACATGTTGATTTATGTGACAAGATTTAGATGTTCGTAATTTTGCATATTTATATATGCATTAGTGTATATTTTTAAATAATTTGAGATATATATCTTTTTATAAAAATTGATTATTTTTCATTATTAATTATAATTTACTTTAATATATATTTATGCTTCTATAATTTTCTATAAATTTATAGAATTACACGTTAGACAATACAACTTATATCTTAAATTTTTTAAAGAATTAGTTAAATGTGTGATACAATTATTTGTTCTACAATTATGGGTTCTATAATTATGTGTAATACCGATATTTGTAACATCAATATATGTAAAACAGATTATTCCCATTATGGACAGGCATTACGCCGTATTTTTGGGAACGATTTTTCATTTAAATACACTAAATTGCCGTTTTTTCCATTATCTATTAAAATTCTAATGAAACCAAAAAATTTTTTATGTATGGAAATTACAATACATGATGATTGTATTTTTATTAATTCTTTTAATAATTCAATTAATGAATTTGGAGTTCTTTTACTAGATAATATAAAACGATTTTCAAATGAGATGAATATTAATGAAGTTAAAGTTAAAGATAATTTATATATATGCATTATTTTCTCTGTGAATCAATTATCAAATTACGTATATAGTCATATAGAAGGATTCGAAGAATTATATATTAATTATTTTATTCTTCATATTCTTATTTATGGAGAAAGTTGGTACAATACAAATGGTTTTTATCAAAAAGATGGAAATAAACATTTTGAAAACATCGAATATAACAAAAAACTATTAGATATGCCCTTAAGTTTTATATTACCTATTTACATGAAAGAATGTTCATATCCCGCGATTATGAATTGTGGATATGATTATCATTCCGATATGAAAAATAACATTAAAAATTTTATACTAGAACATTATCATATAATTGATGTGTTTGAAGATGATGATGTAGTTCTTGGAATGATATCCATTCAAAGTTTTATGTTATGTTTTAAAAAACATCGCGTTGATTCAAAAGAATTAGATGATATGACCGTTTATATAGTTGAGTTGATAAATACAATACCTGAATTATATTATTTAGATTCAAATGGGAATAAAACGTCAACTCCTCTTATTAAATATGATAGAGATCTTACATCAAATTCAGTTTTTACATTGGAATCTATGTGTATTAATGAACAATAAATTTTTTAGATTTAAAAGTAGATTTTACATTAAAATAAAATCGCATAAATAAAATCTTAAAAATTATACACAATATACTGTTTACAAAATTTATTTATAAATAAATTATTTTTTATAAAATTTATATATGATTTATTATTCCAAGGTATTATCATATACTTCCGTTTTTTTATATATATTTTAATGTAATTTATTATTTTTTTAATACTCGTATTTTCCATTAGATAACCATATAAATAGCCCATTATATATGGTATTTCTTGATATAAATATCCAATATTTTCAGGCGATTGTTTGATTTCATAATATTCTTTCATTTTATATTTTGTTAAATATAAAATATCCTTTTTAGAAAAATTTAATATAACGCTTAAATAATCTAATAATCCTTCATTATAACAAGTTCCATATTTAGATGAAATAGATGGAAAATATAAATGTAATAATTCATGTGCAATAAGGCTTTTTATTAATAAAAGATTATTGTAATATTTTTCATCTAATATTAATTCAATGGAATTATAACTGGGAAAACCACCCTGAAAATCATTTTTATTATATTTTTTTTTTTGAATTACTTGTATATAGATTTTTATATTAGTTTTAACATCAAAAATTCTATTATAATTTTCTATTATACCTAATATAGTTTTTATATACCATTTATCACTCATTATTTTATTATTTCCTTCAAATTGAATATAAGTATCATCACGTATTTTTAATAATTTATTTTTGCCATAAAATAATCTGGATTCATAAAATATTTTTTTAGGTAATTTATATGTTTCATTATTATTCAATAATCCAATATAAGGAATATATAAATATTTATTTTTTAATTTTTCTTTAAATTTATTATTTATGTTATTAATGTTTACATTATTATATTGAAAAATATCTTTAACATATATAGATTGCATATAATAAAGTTAGATAAAATTAAAATAAAAGATTAAAATAAAAAATTAAAACAAAACTTTAAACAAAATTACACTCTTGAAGATTTAAAATGGAAAAATGCTTAAAGATATAGCAATAAAATAATAAAATGTCTTCTATCATTTTAATTTCTTCTTTATTTGGTTCAGTTTATTTAATGTCTATATCATTGGGATTAATAAATAGGTCGCTTTTAGAGAATAAAAAAATACCACGCGAACTAATTATAATAAATGGTTTAACATTTGTGGCGTCAAGTTCCATATTTATTGGTGGGACATTATTAAATTTGTCCTATTTAAAATCTTTGAATCATATTAAACAAAACTAAAAATAAATTATATGAATTCGTTTTTAATATTAATATATTATAAATAATAAATTTATAATAATATCTATTTATAATGTCAATTTTTGATTATGACCTTTTTATATTTGATTTTGACGGAACATTAATAGATACTGAAAAATTACATTTAAAAGCATGGAATATGGCATTATCATCTTTTTTAAATAATGTCGATGAAGATTTCGACGAAATAATATCATTTAAGGATTATCAAAAATATTTTCATTCTATAAAACCCAATTATAACAAAGATTATCTTCATATAAAATATGGTTTAGAATATGAAAAATATGATGAAATATATAGTCTAAAACAAAAAAATTATGAAAATATTATATTGACAGAAGATGTTTATTTTATTAAGGGTGCATACGATTTTTTAAATAAATTATTGGAAATGAATAAGAAATTTATTATTGTTTCAAATACTTCGCAAAGATTTATTAATATTTTTAAAAATAAGATACCAATAGTTAAAAAAGCATCAGGAATTTTTACTAAAGAGTCATTTATGTATCGTAAACCACATCCCGAATGTTATATAAAAATAAGTAATATGTATCCTGACTTAAAAAAAATTGGATTTGAAGATAGTTTAACTGGAATAAATGCTCTTTATCAGGTTGCCGATATAAAACCAGTTTTAATATATGATGAAAATTACTATTATACAGATTATATATTAAATAATTATAGAGAAACATTAATTTTAAATGATTACAATTATGAAGATGAACTTTTTAAAATTAATTTAGAAACGTGCCATTCAATTGATAATAATGAAAAATCTGATTTTATAGAGTCAATACTAAATAATAATATTGAAGAATTACAAAATAATTTTTGGGATATGAAAAAATCGATTGAAATAATAAGTGTTCTTTTAAAGAATATGAAGCCTAATAGTAATATTTATTTGAGCGGTATGGGTAAATCTGGCTATATTTGTAAAAAGTCCGTTTCAACATGGCAGAGTTTGTCAATAAAATCTTATTATATTGACCTTCCTAATTTATCACATGGCGATTTCGGTGTTTTCCGCGATGATGATGTTTTAATATTAGTGTCTAACAGCGGAAATACTGATGAGGTTGTTTATATAATAGACTATATTAAAAATACGCTTTTTAAAAAAATAACTATTATTTCCATTGTTGCAAATGAGGATTCAAAAATGGAAAAATTAAGTGACTATACTTTTATTCTTAATAAAATAAAGGAAGCCGATAAAATTGATATGACACCGTCAACTTCAAGCATGGTCTTTATGTCATTATTAGATTCGATTGGTATTGCACTTCGTTCTGATATTTCTATTGAAGAATTTAAGGATAATCATCCAAATGGTGCTTTGGGTGTAAAAAATAACTAAATAAAAAAATGATTAATAATTTATTAAAAGTATTATTCCTCTATTAATTTTTATCTAAAAATTAGAAGGCGTTTAATGTACAAATGTTTCAAAAAATTATATATTATGATACTCAAATGTTTTTAATAAAGGTATTAGTTTATGTAATTATACCTATAATTATTGTATTTTTAATTTTCTTTATATTTTTATATTTACCTGATAGATTAGATGTTGTTAAAATTAAAAAGAATATTATTAAAAAATTACTTAATATTAAAAAATATTATCCAGAGAGATTTTCATCAAATTCATTGAAATTATATTTGGCATTAACAAATCCATATGTTTATGATTTAGGTGATAAATGGTTTAATGATAATATTATTAAACCATGGAATTTGATTAATCCAAATGATAAATTTGATTTATTTTATGATAATAATAATTATTATGAAGCCAAGTAATATAATGGAAAATATATTTTTAACTCTTTATATAAACTTTTTATAATACTACTTAAAGAATCATACACCAATAACATGATTTTAAACATTATTTGGGTAAAAAGTTAAAAACTAAATTATTTGTTTTATAAGTTTCGTTCCTAAATATAATCCATGATAATAACTACATAAACATTTCCATATATTATTTTTAGTATATTCTCCTAAACTTAACCATATAATAACATTAAAAGCCATATGAACTTTATTAAAATAATATCTAATTATCTTTTCGTCAAATTCTATTTTTTCTATATCAAATTCTAAAATACCATCTTTAATATCTATTTTTTTAATATTAAAATTATTATAATTAAAATTATCATAACCTGATATTCCATATAAAACTTTAGCATAATCATATTCGATAAGTCCGTATATTTTACTATTACCAAAATATCCACGGGGGTCAATAAAAACAATTTTATCAATATCATTTGGGTTAATTAATATATTTGAAAATTGGCAATCGCCCATTATTATTGAATATTCGTATTTTTCAATAGCTTGATAATATTTAATAATTATACTTTTACACATTTTTAATATATTATCAAAAGTATCTATTTCTAAACCATTAACAATTTTAATATTACCGAAATATTCTAATAATGGTTCAATTGATTTTTTCCGCAAATATATTTTATCAAAAATTTCTATTTTTAAATTATTATAAAAATTTATAGGTGATATATTAATCTTTTCTATATTGTGAAGTTTATTTAAATTACAGAATATATTTCTTAATATATTATTTTTAATTTTTCTTATATTATTTAATTCTGCAATTTCAGTATTATTATCTTTTAAATTTTTAAAAAATTTATATAATGGAATATAATTTTCCATATACTCCATTATATAACCATTCTCATAAAAACTATATACTTTTGGTAAGAAATATTGATGTGGAACTAATTTAAACCATTCGCATTCATTTTTAATCAATTCTTTACCTTTATCAGTTATACCTTTTTTAAAAATCTTTTTTTTTGATATAGTTGTATCATTATTTGAATTAATCTCAGTATCATTATTTGAATTAATTTCGGTATCATTATTTGAATTAATCTTAGTATCATTCATAGTTTCGCAATTATTCTCATCCTCTAATAAAGTTAATTGATTAAAAAAACGACACCTTAAATTATTTGCATCTAAATCCAATGAATCATAATATTTTGAGTATATTTGATTTATTTTAAACTCATCTCCATAATCAACAATTGAATTAACACTATAATTAAAAATATTACCTAATTTTTCAAGAAATATTACAATATCCTTGTTTAAAGCTTCGTTTTCATCTAATTTAAACGATTTTATATTATGAAAATAATAGATACCTAATATATTACCATCGCACTCTTTATCTCTATTAATAATTTCATTATTTGAATTTAATAAATATCTGCAATTATTACCATTAGTAAATATATAAATCCCAGACTTATTAAATTTAGAATGATGTAATGGTTCAGTCGGATATAAATCACACCATGTAATAACAAAATTATTTAATAATGGAGTTTGAGAATTACATTGTAATTTATTGTTTATTACATAATTAAGAGTATATGCAGTACCATCTGATTTGTCATAATCAATAATCTTTATTTTATCAATATACTCTGTATCAAAAGTAGACTGTATATAAAATTGTGTAATAAATATATATTTTGAATGAATAATTAAATATATATTTTCTGCATATTTATTCCAATATTTTATTATATGATAAAGGCCTGTATTATCATCAATATTTACAAGATATTTTGGTATAATATCATGAGTAACTGATGCTAAACGAGAACCCAATCCAGCAGCACATATAATAACATCCATTATAAAAGTATAATAAAATATTTTTTAAATTGTTTTTATTTTTACATATTATTTAATTTTATTGATTATTAAATTTTACCTATTATTAAATTTTACAGATTATTTAATATTACTGATTATTTAATTTTACTTATTTTTTAATTTCGTACATTCGTTAACGCCCATTAAAAATATATACCATGAAAATTTTGATTTATAATTTTGCTTTTGATATATAATATAATCTATAAAACCAATTATCAAAATAATAATAGATAAACCTAATATCCATTTTTCATAAGTAATTATTTTATTGTTTGTTTCATCCGTAATTAATTTCCTTACATAATAATATGAACGTTGTGTATTTGTAATATATAATATAAATACTATAATAAAAAAAGTAATATTATAAATTAATCGACTCTTAGAAGATACGATGAATATAATATATATTAAAGTTCCAATAATTAAGGAATCAAATGCATTTCCACTCGACCAATCATTATCTGCCATATCATTCTCTTCTTGATTAAAACTCCATCCACCTTCCAACATTATAAAAACAAAAATCATTATTATTCCTAAAATATGTTTACCTAAAGTAATATTTCCCAAAAAATTTTGCATTTGACATGATAAAATACCTGTAAGATATCCACTTGAAATAACTACAAATATTAAAAATATAAATGCAAACTTAGAGAAAAATCTTGTATAATCCTTTATAAGAGCCATCCTATAATATATTTTAACATATTATTTCATAACAATAATATATTATTTCTTAACAATAATATATTATTTCACAACAATAATATATTAATATATTATTTTTTGTCAACAATTTGATAATTATTAATGTTTACAAATCATCTTTCAAATAAAATTTTGGGTCATGGTCTTCTCCTATAAAAAATTTTGCCTTATGTCCTTTTTTAACAGTTTTTTCCATATTAATTGCAGAACCAATATTCATATGTTCAACTAATGAAGGGAAAGATACACAAATTCTATTTATTTTAGGGAAATATTTCCTTAAACAATCGCGGAAACGTGCATCTGGATTATAATTAAATTTATCAAAATGTTCATCATTCCATAAAGGTATAACATATTTCGCCAATGCAGGTTTAAATATAGTACAACATGTACCATAAAATCCATGCATACTCGCATGATGAATATATTTTTTATTTTTAATGAAAAAACTGTCGTATGGGACGTATAATGATGAAAATAATGAATAATTCGCATATTTTTTAATCCAAGCATCCGCATTTTCTATAAAATTTTTACAAACATATATATCGTCATCCATCCATATTACGAAATCATATTTTTTACTATCCATCGATGCGATTACCATAAACATTCTTAATGTATTAGAATTACCATTTAAAGATACAGCACTATACATTACATTTATTTTAATATTATTTTCTTTATAATTATTAATATATTCATCGATACAATTTAAATATTCAGTATTTTTACTACCAGATTCTAATAAAAGAATATCAACGAAAATATTACTTGTAAAAAGTCCTGATTTTTCAAAACCTTTAAATGTTTTATCAATGACGTTTATTGCATTTCTCTCTTCGCGATTCACACATGGTATTACCAATAGATATTTTAAAATTGAAGTTGACGGTATGACTTTTTCTGTTATAATTGTCTTTATATAAGACATATTTAATTCAAATATATTTTTACATCATATTTCAACTAAAAATTATTTTAATAATTTAATCTTTTTTATATTTAATTTAATCTTTAATTCACTTGTTTCATCGTTGTTTTTATTATATAAATCATTAATATTTTTGATAATTTTGTAGGTTTTTGTCGTTTTGTCCGCTTTGTCCTCTTTGTCAATTATGTCAATTTTTTTAATTTTTTTAATAACTTTAAAATTATCATTTATATCACTCGGTTTGTCATTCAGTATTTCATTATCATCTGATATTTTGCGTTTATTAAGTTCCAGTTCAACCCTGTTTAATTGTTTTAATAGGTCGGTTTTTCTTTTTTTTAATTCTTCAATAGATAATATTTCTAATACAGATGACATATTTAATTATTGTCTGAATTATTATTTTATATAATAGAATAAATAATTAATCATTTTATTTATTTTTTTACAAGATGGTTATGATTGTTTGATTGAGTTTATACTATTTTTTAAAGTTTTAAAATTAGTTAGTAATTCTTCTACTTTAGGAATTATAGTATTTAATTTTTTATTATTTATATAATTACTTTTACCAATATTAACATTTTTATTTTTAAATTTTTTAATTAGTTCTTGTATAGCTCCTTTTTTTGAAATATCTTGTATAATATTTGAATATTTTGCAATTTCAGATGAAAAGTTTTTCATTTTGTTTAATACTTTTTTATATTTAGGATTTACATTTTTTGTATTAGAAGAATTACTACTAAATGTATGATTTTTTTCACTTTCACTTTCACCTTCACTTTCATTCTCATTATTTCTATTTTCATTTTCATTTTCATTTTCATTTTCATTTTCATTTTCATTTTCATTTTCATTATTTCCAATTTCGTTTTCATTCACATTATTTCCGTTTTCATTTTCATTCTCATTATTTCCAATTTCACTTTTGTTATTTTCAATTTCATTATATTTTTTATCAAAACCTCCATCAGATATATTATTATTATCAACTACATATTTATCATTATTCCCTATATATAGATTTGTTATAATCATAATACTAATAATACTAAAAAATAACCAGAATGGAACATTATTTTTAGGAACTGAATTATTAGAAAGAGGTATAAATAATAACATAAACATAGCAATAAATCCACCATATAAATTTATTTGATTTTTACTTGATTCTTTATTAATCAAATAGTATGACATTGCTGTAAGAATAACAATAGATGGAATATAAATACCAACAGATGATATGTAACAAATTATACATTTTAAATATTTATTTTCAGTATATGTAACAAAACTTAATTGTAATAATGATATAATTATAAAAAATATTACTATTACAAACGTCATTAAATAATAGCGCGATGATAAAGTAGGATGTTCTCTAAATTTTATTCGAACAGCATCTTTTGTAAAAATAGTATAAAAACCTGTACCTAAAAAACCTGAACCGAAAAAACCTGAACTTAATTTAAGTTCTTCTAATTCATGTTTATGTTTAAGTTCTTTTAATCCATTAATATTATACAATGGTCCAGGAACAGGTTCTCTTTTAGGTTCTACTTTAGAAGTATTTGTAGATTCTACCTTAGAAGTATTTGTAGAACCACCTCCCCCCTCCATATTTGTAATTGAATTTGTATTTGAATTTGTATTTGAATTTGTATATGAATTTGTATTTGAATTTGTATTTAAATTTGTATTTAAATTTGTATTTGAATTTTTATTTGAATGTAGTATTCCATTACCCAAAGGATTAGAATTATTTGAAGAATAATTTATATTTTGAGTATTATTAAAACTATTTAAACTATTATTTATTTCATCAAATTTTTTTAATGAATCAGTAAGTTCATCAATTGTTTTGTTTGAATCATCCGTATTATTATCATTTCTAAAAAAAGTCAAGTCTTCATTATAAAATGATTCTATATTAGAAAATATTTTACTAAAATTTTTAGTTGTATAATCAATTAATTCAGACTCAATAATATAAAAAGTGTCATCATATATTAATTTAAATCGATTAAATATATATCGAATCATATACATTGATTTAAATACTAAAATAATTAGTAATATAGAAGCCATAACAGAAATAAATTTTAATAATCCATCTGAATCTGTACTGAAATATGTTAAAAGTGCTATTATTAAAATAATAGTAAAAATTGCAGATAATGTAGTTAAAATAGAATATTTTAATCGTATCGATATAACCGATTGAATAATATTATTTGTTAAATTATTAGATAACAATTTTTTATAATTTTCTTTTTCAACATCACTTATTTCATACGGTATACAAAATAATTGTGTTAAAAACCAATAAAATAATATATAATATACCAATAAATTAAAAGATATTATAAAAATTGCAAATGTAATAGATTTTTTTTTACTATAATTTTCTCCAGAACTACTATCAAATGATTCCTTATTATCATTTTTTTCGTCATTTTTATTAACAGCGTCTAACTCATCATTTTTAGTATCACTTTTAGATTTTAATTTTAATGGTTCATTTTTAGAATCATCAGTAGTATCATTATCATCTATTTCCTTATCAGAACTTTTTTTATTATTCTCTGTTGTTGAAAATTCTTCATACTTTGCGCATTTTAATGTTCCGTTACCATTAGTTTTGTCATTAACCGCCAAATTAGAATATCTGCTTGATAAATCCTCACTAAAATAAAAAAATAATCCTTCATCGGGATTTAATGCATCAGTAATATATTTTTTAAAATTAATATAAATATCACCAGGTGTTAATTTTGATTTTAAAATATTTAATGTAGTATTTGATACAGACATTGTATTTTGAAAAACTCTAAAATTTACAGATGTATTACTTGGATGAGTATAATCATAAAAATTACGTTTTCCTTTTTTAGGAATAAAATTATTTATATCAACTGGATTTGGTATACCATTTATGGGTGATGTACCAAGAATATCGGGGACTGTATTATTTTGCGAAAATAATGAATCTAATAATCTATAATTTAAAAGACTATCATCTTTTGGAATATTATCAGTTGCATTATTTAAAGTACATAAAAGAATATATAAAACATTACCATTTTTTTGAACAGATGAAAATAATAGAAATGTTTCC